GGAGGGCTCCCATCCAAAAGTGCCGATAAATACACCTTGGGCTCCTTCGGTTCATCCAGAAAAACTCGGCGTCAACAAAACTGCTGTTTGGGCCTTGTCCGCACGATTTATCCCATACCAGCCACTGGCCATCATCTGGCAACCGTTGGCTGTAGTGATTAGCCCCGGCCATGACCACCTGCCGAATTCCACGCGGGCGCCCAGAATTCTTGAACATGCGGCCCTGAAGGTTAATCAGCCAACCAGGATCAAACGGAACCTCGTCCCCGTGAATTCTTTTTGTGTTGGTAGTGCCGTAAGTGGAGGTGCTTGCCCCGATTGTATAATTAATCCCATAAGGCGGGTCCGTCACCACGGCGTCAAAGTTTCCATTCAACTGCGGGATGATATTCGAGCAGTCCCCACAGAAAAGCGTGAACCTGGGTTGGCCGTCACCCCCAAGGCAAAGGGGAGAAGAAATATGGTCGGCGATTAAAGGCTTAAGTTTTCTCATGGTACCTTCGTCCTCCTTGCTTGGCGGCTAACCAGCCCTTGCAGCGGACTGGGTGTAGGCTTTGCGTTCACGTTTACCATTTCCAGGTTCCTCCGCTGTGCCCAGTCCGCTGACGGGAAGCGTTAGCCCTCTACCTCGAAAGCTCCCACGCCATCTCCTGCACCGCTTCGAGATGGCAGTCCTCTCCCCACATTTCGGCGGGGTGGCCTTTTGGCGTTACCAGGGGCCTCTCCGTGGGCGCTTCGCGCGAAGCGGCATCCTCCCAGAACTTCTGGGCCTTCTCTCCCTCCATGGTGTAGCGCTCGCCCTCGGCCCGCTGCGTATGGGAGCCCCCATCGTGGATGTCGCTGTAGACCGTCTGCACAAGGGCGAGGCGGCCCCGGCAGAAGATCAGGGTCTCGCGGTACCAGCAACGAATGTCCCCCTCGAATGGGAATGGCCCGGCCCACGGGCGGGAGATGAACAAGGGCGCCTCTTTTTGGCCCGGAGGAAAGCACCCCTGTTTTCCGCAACAAATCGATCGGATGTTCGGGTCGCAGTAGCACATGCTCATTTCTCCTTTTCCAAAATCATCCACACGCACCTCGATGAAATGTGGTACTTCCTCGCGATCTTGGAGACGGGGGCGCCACCGGCCTTCTCCTCCCGCACGGCGCGGTTGCGCGCCGCCTTTAATGCCGCCGTGGCGAGGGGAATGGAGATCGTCAGGCCTCCGAACCGGGCCACGAGCTTCCGGGCCGCCTGATGTCCTACGATGCGCGCCAGGGCCGTATCCGTCCGGGCGCCCTGGGGGAAGTAAAGCTGGATCCCCCCCCGCTCTTCGGCGAGCTTCAGGGCGAGGCCCACGCCGATGAGGTCCGCAACCTCTTGCAGCATGGGGCTGAGTGCCCCGCCGGCGTCATGCGCCGTGGGCGCCTCGACCTCGCCCGAGAAGAGGTTGACCTGGCCGGTTGCGGGGACATGACCCGGTTCGGGGGTTGCGGGGACATGACCCGATTCGGCTTTTTGAATCGGGATCGTGTCCCCAGGCAACCCCTTCCTTTCGCGCGGTTGATAAACCCAACCCGGGGGCGTCCCTGCAGTCTCCTCCACGGAAACCTTCGCGCGCCCCGCCTGCGAGAGGGCGCCCGCGGTGGGGTTGCGCCGGTTCACGGAGCGTCCTGGCTGCGCCCACGTCTGCGGGCGTCGTACTCTAGGGCGGCGACGATCTTGTGGAGCTGCCACGCCGAGCACCACTTCACCTTGTCCACCTTGAACATCCGGCGGGCCATGCCATCGGCATAGGCCCACGCCCGCTTGGCCTCGGTGAGGTACGCCTCGACCTTGTGCAGGAGGCGGCCCTTCTCGGGGTCGCCCATGTTCTCGGGCCGGTGGGGGTAGGTCTTCCGGCCTTTCTCGGGCTTGCCCTTGGGGACGAAGCCCTTCCCTTCGAGGTCTTTCAGGAGGACGAGGTACTGGCGCGTGCTCAACGCCTTGCAGGTGGGGTCTTTCTTTACGAACAACTCCGGGAAGAGGTCTTTCAACAGGGACCGGTAGGCCTCGTCATCCATCCCGAGGACATGGATGGCAGTGTGGATTTTGCGGATTTCACGGGCTCCTAGGGGCATGGGGGCCTCACAGAGTGGTGGCGGCTGGGGGAAGGTCTATCAACCGAGCCCAGAGAGTTTTCAACGCAGAGCTTTCTATCCAGTCCTTACATGCCGCCTCGCTTTCGAATTGCAAGGCGTCGGCTTTGATGCCAGTAAAGCAGATCCGGCCCCGGTGCTCATCCCTTGCATGGCATTTGTTGGGGTTGCAGACAAAAACGTCGTGATTTTCTTTATGCTCAGGTACCCAGGCGAATCCGTTCATTTTCTCGCTCCTCTCCTGGCAGAGTGGACTTCTGCCGCACCGACAACAAAACAGCCCAGGTCTTTCGTCTTTTTCAATCACCCAGGCTCTCCCCACTTCCTCTCCTCTTCGCGCCGGGGCGGCGCTCCTACCCCCTCAATTCGAGCTGCACGGCCTCGCCGCCGGCGGGGGGGCGCTTGCGGCGGAGGTAGCTGATTTCCACCAGGATCTCTTTGGCGGCCCGCTCCATGTGGCGGATGGCCTGGTCGAACTCTTCCGCCGTGCGGGCGATGCGGAACCCTTTGCCATCCGACAGAAGCGCGTACCCCTGGCGGACCAACCACGAGCGGGACTCGCGAAACCGCCGCTCTCTCGTGGCGGGCTTGGCGTCGGGCCAAATGTCGAGGGCAAGGTCGGCCAGGTCGGCGCGCCGCACGGGCTCTGGGGAGGAAAGAAGCCTCCCCAAGATCGCCTTTCCGAAACGCACCGTCTGGGCCGTGACGCGCATGGTCAGCCCCGGCCACTCTTTACCTCGGCGAGTTCGGACAACCTCGTCGGGCATGTGCGCTCATCGTGATATTCGCCGCAGAAATGGCAGAAAGGGCCGCCCTCGTGGGTTTCTGCGGTGGCTGCCGGGTTTACCGGAGTGACAGGCGCCTCGCCTGTTAATGGTGCGGTGGGTGCCTCGCGTGCCGGCGCCACCGGCGCCGGAGGAGGAATGTACCTCCTCCGGCTGCCGTCGTTCTGGATGATGTGCTTCGTGCGCCCGTCGGCGCTTTCGATGGCCTGGCCGGGCTTGAGGTCCTTGTAGTAGTAGACCCGCACCCGGTTCCCGGCCTTGCCGCGGGGGCGTTTGTCGTAGGTCATGGGAGCTCCCACGCCCGCCGATCCTCCTCCCACTCCGATTCAATGCCAGACCCTGGATAGGCAGCCGTGAAACACCACTCCAGCCGGGATTCTAGCCACCAGCGCAGATGGTCAACCCAGCAGATTTCTTTCCGCGAGGTGTAGATGTATTTATTCACGAGGTTCATTCCGTTGCATGCCAGATCGCAAACCAGGGACCGTGTTTCTGGGCTGAGTTTTGGCATCACAGCACCTCTTCCAGCTTCATTTCGAAGGGCTCGACCACGAAGTCTTCGGTCTGCGAGATTTTCAGGCCGACGACGCCCGCGACGGCTTCGGGCTCTTTGAGGATCTTCTCTTTGTCGATCTCCTCTTTTGTGCGGATGAACCGGGTGAGCTTCAGCAGTTTCAGGCTTTCGAGGACCGTCTCGATCTTGGAGACGTTCACCGACTTGGGCCGCAGCCTCCACTTGATCTCTCCGCTGGCGAGGCTCGCCGTCTTCGTCTTTCCGCCTTCCGTGAGCGCGTCCTTATGTGCCTCAGCCCATACATGCAGGCCCTCCAGCCTCAGGCGGATGTCCTGCGTGTGGGGGAGCGCCTGGCTCTCGTACTTCGTCCGGATGGCGCTCAGCTCATCGTTCATCGAGGCCTGGATCCTCTCCCGTTCGCGCTGCCCGCGCCCGATGGCGGAGAGGAACTCCACCGCCTCATCCTGGCTCTGGGGAACGCGCATGGGCATGGCCTCTTTTTTCGTGCGCTTCGTCGCCATGGCCCGCTCCTAAAGGATTTCCACTTGGTCAACGGCGTCCAGGGGGAGGATGCGGTGGACGGGCCCGCCGCCAAGCAGCTCGGCCGCGGCCCTCACCTTGTCCTGCCAGGCCTGGATGGTGCGGGCCGCGTTCTCGCTACAGAGTTTCACCCACTGCACCGTCTCGTCGCTGTCGTAGGCCCGGTGCTCGTAAAGGCTCTTCTCTAGCTCCACCACCGCCTCCATCGCCACCTGGCGGTACCCCTCAATGATTTTTCTGGCTTCTTGCTCGTCCATTTTGCCCATCGGTCACCTCCGGTTGTTCATTTTTAAAAGACTTGCTGAAACCCTTTTGTGGGTAGGGTCGCGTCCCGCCGCGGGGAACCAGGCGGCGGGACGCCGCTTCTACTGCGCGTGCTGCATCCTCGTCCAGTCTTTAATGCTGGCGTGGCCTGTGGACACCCACACCTGCCGCGAGACCCGGTTGACCCATAGGTCGCCTTCTGCCTTGGGCGCCGCCGCGGGGTCGCAATAGGCGATGGTCGCCATGGCCACGCGGGTCTCTTGCGAAGGGGGGGCGCCCGACATGGCGGCGTATGCGGAGATCCCGGCGATGGCGATGCTGGCGAGCAGCCCGGCCGCCACGATGATCGTAGTAGCGTTCCGTTTCATGGCTTACTCCACACGGAAGTATTCGAAGTCGCAGTTCCTGCCCCAACTCACCGGGTCCGCTGGGGCAAACCAATACATCCCTACATAGGCGACGGTGAAGCTCGCGGTGCTGGGCATGAGGCCTTCCCAACTGATTCCGTCGTAGCTCGTGGCGCCGAAAAAGGTTGTGTCTCGCTTGATGGCCAGATGGGGGGGGATGGTGATGCCTCCGACGGCAGAGGCCGCTCCCCACGTGGTCCAGGTGGTGACCGCCCCGTATTCGGCGTAGCTCGAACATCCATTGATCCCGCAGTAGACGCCGGTTCCGTTGCTGTCCAAGATGACCAGGCCGGCGCGGTAGGCGACGCCGTAGTAATTGTAGGTGTTGGGGATGCTGACCCTGGTCTTGATGGTAAACGCGGCGGGGAACGAGGTGACCGGCTGGTACAGGATGAACGGGGGGGCGGTCCGCGCCGTCCCTCCGTTGGATAGGTGGAGCCACCCTCCATGTGTGGCCAGGTCTACGGTGGCCGGGACCGTGCCGCCATAAAAGGCCCAGCTTGGGGAGAGCGTGGTAGCCGTGAATTCGTCGCTCCACTTGAGGGCCTTCGCGGGGGGGTCTGCGGGGTCCCATGCCTGCGTCTGAACGAGCGTGCCGGCCCTCGCCGAGCCGGCCACGAGCTGCCCGCTCACCGTCGCGTTGGCAAACGTGGCATCTCCGGCCACGGTGGTGGCCGACAGGGCATCCACGATGGCGCGCGCGTACTGTTCGTGCCCCCTTGCGTTGTAGTGGGTCCCGTCGTACGAAAACGCGGCTTGCAGGTCCCACAGGTTCCCGGCGTCCCCACCCGCGTGAAATTGCCCGAGGTAGGGGCGCGGGTCTACGAAAACCGCGCCCGAGTACGCGCCCACGAGGGCTTGCAGCGAAGCGTTCCAGTCGTCGGCGGTCTGGTACTGTTCGTGGGTTCCGCCGATCCAGGGGGCGATGGCTACGACGCAGGGCTTAACCCCCTCCACGCTGCACGAGCCCAGAATACTGGCCCACTCTGCGAGGAAGGTGGCTTTCAGCGTGCCCGCGGTGATGTCGTTGACCCCTCCGTTGAGAATGGCGAGGGACGGCGCCAGCGCAGTCAAGGTGGTGGTGACCCGGGCATCCACTTCCGCCACCGTGTAGCCGCTCTGCGCGAGGTTCTGGACGGTACCCCCGAGGGCGCGGGCGGCGATTGCCGCCCCGGAGAGTTCGTAGCGGTTGACGCCCCATCCTTCGAGGATGCCAAGGGTTACGGCGCCGCCCGCCATGATGGAGTCGCCCACAGCCAGGATGTTGGGGCTGCGCATCTGGATCGTAAAGGTCACGCACTCGGTCCCTGCGGTCTTGGACGCCCATGCATACCCGGTGGCCGCAGAGGCCGCGTCGGCTTCGTCCCACGATGCGATGCCCGCGGCGGTCTTGCGGAAGAGCGATACCGGGGCGCCTCCCGACCATTCGATCCGGTACCCCACCATGTCGCCAACCTTCGCCGCGAAAGGCGCTGTGAAGGCGGCTGTGACCGTCGTGGCTGCCACGAGCGAGGATGCCAGGTTCTGCGAGGTCCCCACGAGTTGGAACAGCCCGCCGTCTAGCCGCCACACTTTGATGTAGAAGCCCGTGAGCGCGGTGGTGTCCTCGATCCGGACCACGGCGCGCTCCACGTCCCCGTCTTGCCGGATGCGGTAATCGTAGGATGTGATGACCGATTCAAAGCTGGCGGTGGCCGAGCCGCCCGGAAAATCGGCGGAGCCCGCCGCCGGGTAGGCCCGGTCCCACGGTGTTGCGGCTGCGTAGGTTGCCGGCGTGTCCATGAGCGCGACGGGTCCAACCGCCAGGCTATTGGAGAGGGTGGCGGACGAGGTGGAGGATGCCTGCGCCCCGTACCCGCGCCCCTGGGCCAAAGCGGGTAGGGTGCCGATGGCGAGGAGGGCGGCAAGGAGAATTATGGCCAGTTTCCGTTTCATCGTCGCCTCCTCAGTAATGAATGGAATACCGGACGTAGCAGGCCGTCCCGTCGGTGACCAGCGAGAACTCGTGGAACGCCCCGACCTCACTGAACGGCTCGCCGGGGTCGATGAAGTTGACCAGCGTCGGGTGCCCCGCCGTGGGCACCGCGATCGTTGGCGTCGGCGCCGTCGTCTCCCCCGCCGTGAAGTACACCGGGACCGTGGAGGGGTGTGCCGCGGATCCGTTCTTGAAACTGTAGCTGACCGAGTGCGCCCCCGCCGGTAGCGTGATGACCCGGGGTGTGCCGTCCACGTAGATCTCGCCCATGAGAGGGCGGCCTGGCACGTACCCCGCGGGGAACACCTCGGCGTGTGCGGGCTGGGAGGTGGCCATGAAGAAGAGCCACGCGGCGCCCACGAGGACGGCCGCGATGACCACCGCCCAGAGCACCCGGCTCAGCCGCAGCAGCCGCCCCTCTCTCGCTGTGGCGTTGAATACCTTGTCCTTTTCGTCGTTCCGGTTCAGTGTCATGTCGTTCTCCTTGGGTGGGGCAGACATTCCTGTCTGCCGGTCTCTTTTCATTTCCCTTTTAGGCTTATTTCTCTCTTCCTCAACACTACCAGGCAGTGGGCGATCTCGTCGTAGCTCATGCACCCGCAGGCGACGTGCATCTCGGAAACCTCGCTGGGAAAGGGGCTCGTGTCGTCCAGCAGCCCGTCGAGCCAGTTGTCCAGTTCGACGGTGCCCGGGTTCGGCGCCGCCGGCCACCACCGCTTCTCGGCCTTAGATGGCTTTGTAGGAGGGGCTTCCAAGCCCCGATCCCCCGCCCAAGCGGCGGCCCAGCCTGGATCGTTCGCTGGAGGGGCCTGCCGATTTGTGAACGACAGCAAACCCTCCCAGCGATTCTTAAACCTCGTCAGCATGGCCGTGCCCCTTCGGCAGGGTGATTTCGAGCTTCTCCATGGCGGCTCTCATCGGCGCTTCGCGGATCTCTCCCCCTTCGGCGAGGTGGGCCGCAAGCCTCAGCGTCTGGGACATGATCCGAAGCGCCCCGGGCATGGCGGCGAGGTGGCGGGCGAGCATCACGGTCATCGGATCCTCGATCCCCCATGCGGCGAGGAGGACCTTCACATCCCCCAGAGAGGGCCGTTCGAGCTTCGCCCGCATGCCGATGCGGCTGCGCACCTGCGCCATGTCCTGCGCCTTGTGCTTCAGCCCCAGCCGCCCGAAGACCGAGTCGTTGCCAAGCAAAGCGAGGCCCACGCCGGGCTCTCCCAGCTCGTCGCTACTTTCGTCGTAGAGGCGGCGGACATCCTCCAGCGCCGCGTCCGTGAGGTGTTGGGCTTCGTCAATAATGAGGAGGCCGCCCGTGCCCCTCAGCTCCTCCAGAATCCGCGCGTGCAGGTGGTGGGTGCGGGAGGGGAGTTTGCCCAGCCCCAGAGCCTTGGCCACGGCTTCGAGGACGGCGCTGATGGAGCTGTCGGACCGCGACAGGGGCACGATCCACACGTTGCTGTGGGTGCGGCGGTATTCCTTTGCCGATACCGTTTTTCCCAGCCCCGCCCCGCCGAAGCCAACCACAAAGGCGGAGTACGCCTGGGCGTACGACAGCATGTCGAGGAGCCGCGCCGCCGTGGGGGTGACCTGGAACCCGGGCGCCCTGCGCATCGCCGCCCCGCGGCCCTTTTCCACGGCCAGCAGCTTGACGATCGCATCCTCGAACTGGGCGGCATTCCCGTTATAATTCCCGCTGAGGTAAGAGCTGAGCGCCCCCGCGGAGTAGCCGAGCTTCTTCGCCAGTTCCGTCTGCGTCATCCCCTTGGCGAGGAGGTCGCGCAACGCCTGGCGCAGCACCTCGTTGTGGAGCGTCCCGTCCGTCCCGTCTCCTCCACCGTTGCCGTTTCCGTTGCCTTTGCTTGGTACCGATAGCCTCGTCATCGTCACCTCCTGATATGGGTTTGAATGGGGTTCCACCCTCGTTTTTAACCGGCTATTCCTCTTCCGGGTTTTTCCCGAGTAGCACGAGGTGCTCTGCGTAAGATTTCTTGCAGCGCTCGATTGCGGCCTCATCGTCAATGGCCAAACCGAACTCGTCGTACTCCGGGGGCCGCCCGCCGCCCACCGCAGCGACATTGGCCATGCACCGGGCGATCTGTTCCGGGTCATCGATTCGAAATCCGTCGTTGTCTCGCTTCTCTCCCCGGCCGCCCATCATGCGCATTCCGCCGAAAGCGGCGGTTATTACGGCGGGGATTGGCAAGGGGGCGGTCACCACATCGGGGATCCGGGCTTCCGCCTCGGCGGCGCTGAGCATGCCCATGCTCTTGATGAGGCGCCTCGTGTCCTTCACGACGGCGCTACGGGCCTTGATATGCGCCTCTCCTCCGTCCTGCGTCTCGAAAAGCGCGTCCTGGCACTCGGCATCGCAGATGAATTCTCCCGTCTCTGTGCCATCCTGGTGGTTGTATCGGTAGACAGAAACCGGCTTCTTCAGGTCGTCCGGGTCAAAATAGACGACCAGCTCGGGGCGCGGGCGCTCGAAGAAGAGCGCCGCGAGATTCGGGTGGTGGTAGGTGCTACCGTAAAGCTCGACGGCCCCGTTCGCGCTCGTGCAGGACGCCCGCCGCGCGGCCAGGCGGCAGAGGCGGAGCTGTTCTTCTGTCGGCTTCTTGATAGGCCCTTTTGCGTAATCTTCATTGAAGGTTTCATCGAAACTCCGGCCATGGCATGCCTTTGATTTCCGTCCCTCCTGCGCGTTATGTGCGGCTAGGGCCTTACCCACGATCCCCCGGAATACGGATTCTGGGACGGTCTTCGTCCCCGCGTTCTCGGGCTTGTTTTCAGGCCTGTTCCCCGTGTAGGCCCCCACGCAGGCCCCGTGCTTCCCAACCAGGTCCTCAATGTCCCGAAACGCCCGTTCGATGGGCTTGCTCCGGCCCGAGTAGGGCAGGCAGAAAACAACCCTGGTACCGCCGATGCCAAACACGCCCAGCGGGTCCGTAACGATGGCCTTGAACTTGTTCCGGCTGTGCGCCCCGCCGCTCACAAACTTGGAAGCGAAGGCCCGACCGTTGTCGAGATAGGCAGCTCCGGGGATGCCGTAATTGCGGATCACATCGTAGTATGTCAGCCGGATCAGGTCGGAGTTTTCAGTTTTGTCGATCCGCCACGCGAGAATCTTTCCGCTAGGAATGTCTTGGATGGCCAGTAGGATGGGGCGGCTGACGCTTCCGTCTTCCCACTCCACCAGTACATCGAACTTGTGCCCGTCGGCGGTGATCCTCTCCAGCGCCCGGAACTGCCCGTGGTCTCGCTCCTGCGACTGCGTTTTGTTTCGCAAGGCCTCCTCCCCCTCGCGCAAACAGATGCGCACCTGCCACGGGACTAGTTTGAGCCGCCTGGCAAAGGCGGCCGCTTTGGGTAGATGGACCTCCGGCATGTCCTTTTTGGCCAAGCGCACAACCTTCCGGTAGACAACCGCAACGGGTTGCTTGCTCTGAGTGCCCCAGATATCGAAGAAGGTTTTCCAGATGTCCTCCGGAATCTCGGTCCTGCGCCCACCGCCCTTCCAACACGGGACCAGAAGCGGAACCCAGAGACCCCGCGGCTGATTCACCACACGGGCGCGCCACCGGATCACGGACGCCCGCCTGGGATGAGGCGCCGCCGGTACCGGCCCTTTGGCCTCCAAAATCGCCGCGTGCGCGAAGGTTTCCCAGGCGGGCTCGCCGTCGGCGGCAGTGGGAATGCCGCCGCAATAATGCCGCGCTACGATTTCGTAGGCCCACATCGCGGGCGCCTTGCGGCGGAGAAGCCCGAAGACCGCCTCCGCGGCCAGCGCCTTGCGCTGCGCGTCGGATTTTGCGCGGGCGGAGCATGCTTCGTATGCCGCCCAAAGCGCCTTGTAACGGGCCTCCACCTTGGCCGCGGCGTCCTCGTGCTTCTCGATCACCTCGCGGACGGCGGGTTGGGCATTGCTCTTTATCCAGGCCTGGGTCTTGGCGTCGTTGGCGCGGAGCCAGGATTGGGTGAGGGCCGGGAGGGCAAAGAAAGGCACCTCGCGCCCGCCGCCGCGGCCGCATGCTGGCACGGTAGAAATGGCTTCGCGCGCGATCCATTTTCTAACACTGCGGTCATGTCCTGGCATCCCCGGCTTCCCAGCGAGGTAGGACGGGGCGAAGCTGGGTTCGGGGAGGGGCGGATTACTCATGGATATTCCCCTGGGTAACGGCGGCATCTAACGCGAGCGCCGCGCGAAAGAGAATTCGGGCGGCCATGAATCTCATGTCGCGAACGAATCGTCCGGCGGAGCCGCGTAGTGTCGCGGCCTCTCGTACCTTTCCGAGGCTCTCGATCCACTCCATGGTTCTGCCGTCGTTCGCTTTTAACCATGCTTTCGTGGCACGAGGCAGATTTGCAAAAAGCACAGCCTGTCCGCCACCAGAGCCATCTCGCGGCACCGTTGGGAGTTTCTTTCGCCTGATCCAGAGATACACTCCGTGCCTCGATCTTTGCATTCCAGGCTTCCCGGCTAGGAAGCCTGGGCCGAAGCTGGGTTCCGGGAGGGGGCATGGCTGCTGGGTCATTGCGGCCCCCCCACGCCATAGATGTTGTGGGCCACTGGTATTTCGGGACGCCCTTCGGAGTGAATCCAGCTTTCCAAGATGAGGCCGGTTTCCTCATCATAGAGAAGCCTACTGATGGGGCGGGCGATGATTCCGTTGGGCCATCTCACCGCCACCTGATGGATGTGCTCCATGATGATGAGGCTCATGCCACGTCCCCCTCTGCAAGAATTCCGGCCACCGCATCCTCGGCCTTCCACTCCGCCTCGCAGAGCAGAAAATCCCGCGTCTCCTGCGGGAGGGCATCAAAACCCACGATGCTGGGATACCGGTGGCCCTTGGCCCACTGCCGCACCCCGGCCTCGGTAGCGGCCATTCCGGGAAGGCCGGCGAGTTCGTCCGTGCAGTAAATGGCGGCCGGGATTTGGGCCAGAATCCCGTCAGATGCGCGTTTCATGATCCCTCCTCAAACAGTGGCTGTTGCGGATAGGCTTGAATGAGTTTGAGAAACCCGGCGCTCTTCTCCATCTCCTGGCGGATGGCGTCGAGCGTTTCGTCTTGGGTGCGGGTGCCCGCCAGAAACCCGATCAGCGCGAGGTTGAGCGTGGACTGAAGCCGCTGAAGCTCCGCCAGTTCACCCTCTCGCGCGGTCCGCGCCTTGGGAAGCCGCATGCTCAGGTACCCCCGCGCGGCGCAGAGGTGCTTGAGCGGGGCGTCGTCCTTCGTGGCTTCCATGAGGGGGATGAGATGCTTGCAACTGAGGTGCGCCCCATCGTCCGTGGGGTTGCTGATGCGGTAGAGCATGGAACAGGAAAGGGCGAGGCGGTCGGAGAGTTCCTCCATCCCGTCCCCGCCCCGAAACTTGCGGATGCTGGTACCGATGACTTGGTCGAAGGTGGCCATTCCCCCTCCTCTAATGCGAAGTGCCGGTCCTGTTAGCGGTTCGGCCCGTTTTTGTACTTGACCCCGTGCAACCTAAGCCCTAAACTCGGAATAGATGCCCCTCCCCGGTAAAGGGGTGGGTCTCCCCCCGGTTTGCAAGGCCGGGAGGAGACCCTTTGAGGAGGGGGGTCCTCAATCGGATGCAATGCCCGCATGCCGTGCGTTACGGCCCGGGGCAAGAGCAGATAAGAGGATGGTGATGGGCCTTTCACGCCGCAAACCGCTTCCGCTTCCATGGGTTCCTTTGGCGGGGGGGCGGGAAGAGGGCCGATGCAGGTTCACCCACGAGATCGGCAATGGTATTTTCCAGCCATTCACTATGACCTGTGCATCCAATGACGTTAGATACGGCGCCACGGCTGATTCCGACCTCTTTTGCAAATGCATAGAGAGTCCCATATCGCGCCCTGATCGCTGCCGCGCACACCCGGTGGGTTCTCTCTCTCAAGGCCAGACCGGGCTCAACTTCCAACCGAATAATGTCGCTCTTGGCCATCACCTCACCTCCTTAGCGATTGGGGCGCATGCCGTCAATGCGCCTCTAGAGGACAATATAGTCCACTAAAGTAAACTTGTCAAGAGTGGTGTGTGGTTTTGTCCCCTAATGTGACATTTTGTCCACAATGAGGGCCGAGTTATTCTGGTTGAGAATAAGGAAGGTAGGTTCGTAAGTGGCAGATAATAAAGAGTGTAGTGAAACTCGGCCCTCTGGCGCCGAACTCGGCCCTAATGGGACCCAACTCGGCCCCACACGGGCCGAGTTGGGCTCCTTCGCTACACGTGTCCAGCAAATCATGGGCGATAAACCTTTGCGTACGTTCTCTCGACAATGTGGCCTATCGTCCTCCATCCTCCACAAGTACCTTAGTGGACAGAGTGATCCATCGAGAACATCTTTAATTCAATTAGCAGATGCCGCTGGAGTATGCCTCCAATGGCTCGCCACAGGCGAAGGCCCTGTGCGCCCCGGCGGAGAGCCCCCGCCCGCGCCGCAAACGCCAGCCCCCGCGCACTCTCCGAAGGAGCCAGCCATGGCCCAGCCCCAGCCCCAGCCCCCGCCCGCGCCCCCTGCACCCTCTCCAGCGGACCAGCTTGCCTTCCACATGCGGATTAGGGCCGAGGCAGAGGCCCTCATAGAGGCTCGGCTGAAGGTGGAGGTCTATAAGGTCGATGAGAACCAGGTCCGCGACATCATCTGGGCCGTCGAGGCCATCTCAGAAGCCATCAACCGCCTCGTAGACCCGACCTTCGCCGACCTCCTCCTCCGCATCGCCCGCGGCCCCCACCCCGACATCCCCCCCGCCCCATCCGGCCCGCCAGAGAAGCCCGCACCCCCCGGCCCGCTTGAATCTGCGGCCCCCACCGGCCCCAAGGAGTGATTCTTGGCACGCTTCGTGCTATCTATATATCTTTAAGGGGAGGCGCAGGCAGGCTTCAGCCCAAAAGAAGCGGAAAACCGCTCCTGAAGATACATATCTGCCTAATTATCAGGGTATTGAAGCGATTTCTTTAAAAGAAAGGAGCAATTTAAAGACTTTCTGAAGCCCCGGACCCCACTTTGCAAACCTCGCGGCCCTACACACGATTTGGGGCGAAATTTAGCAAACCTACCCCCGCCCCGCCGCCCCCCCCCCCCGCGCCCCGCAAACCTAACATGCGCCGCCGTTTTCCCGCCTCTTCCCCCCTCATCCCGCCTCTTCCCGCCCCTGCGCAAACCTCTTAGCTCTTTTCAAAGGGAGGCGGCGGGGGGTGGTTTCACCCCTACTCACCTCCTCCCTTACTCACCTACTTACCTACTCACCTCTTCACCTACTTACCTCCTCACCTACTTACCTACTCACCTTTTATAACTCCTACCGCGGGCGGTTCGGGTCGGGGCAGTAGGCCCCGTCGAAACCGCGGGCGCCCTCGCGGCGGTCCAGGGGAGAGACCGGGCGGCAGGGCTTTGGAAGGACGCCGAGCTTCACGAGCTGGTCGTGGAATTCGTAGCGCACCCGGACCGTGGCCGAGGGGTTTTTCTCGAGATCGAGGTTCACCCACTCCACGGCGTGGTCGGTACGCTCCCCGATGCCCGTAGCGGCGTACTCGTCCGCCAGGGGGGCGGACTGCTGGGTCCTGTTCTCTTTCTTCTGGGAATCCGCGCGGAGCGCGTCTTTGGAGGAGCCGGCGGCGCCTCCCTCGATGCCATATTCGGTGCCACCCGAGGGAGCGGGCGCCTGGCGGCCCTTGTCGCGGCCCGGAGTGTAGGGTGCGGGTGGGATCCGCCGCGCGACAGGCCGGCTTTTCTCCCTGAAGAAGACGGCCTCGATGACTCCCAGATCCTGGGTCTTTCCGAGGTACGCCCCGTACGATTCGCGCTCCCCGGTGAAGTAGAACCGGCGGGCTTCGGCGCCGTTCACCTGCCAGCCGGAGATGGTCACCGTCTCGTAGGGCTCCAGGACCCACTTGGAGGCGGAGCTGGCGCTGGTGTGGGAGGCGTTGATGGAGTTCAGGCCGTCCACGCTGAGGGCGACGGCCACGCGGCAGGGGAGCGGGTTGGTGATTCGGATGGCGTACTCCCGGCCCCGCACGGCCTCCACGTAGACGGTGCCGCGGGCGGAGTACTCGGGGCGGGCGTACCCGTCCATTTCCACGGTCATCGAATAACCGCCCCGATCGGCAGCAGGTATGGGCAGGGCAACAGTGAGTAGCGCGGCCAAGGTAACGAGGGCGGTGGCGAGTTTGGCGTTCATGGGAACCTCCTTCACTTCCCTCAGACCGGGAGGACGCGGAAAGGTTCCATGTAGATGGGGTGAGTAGGTGATGAGGTGATGAGGGAATGGTCAGACAACAGCTTTCGCTCCGCGTTGCCAACTTACGGTTCAGGTCAATTATTTGCGGAGAAAGGGATGCGAAGAGAAGGATTTAGAAAGGGAATCGTGCAAGTTCCATCACCCCATCACCTCATCACCCCACCACCTCCTCACCACGCTCCGTCGGTTCCGTGCGGATATCGAAGGCGGGGTTGTAAATCCGGAGCGGCTTGGAAATGCCGCGGACCTGGACCTCCCCGAGATCCCTCAGGGGGATGTCCGGGGGGAGCATGCGCGCGGTGGTCTCGTCCAGCATCACGTGGGTTCCGAAGCGCTTGTTCAACCCCTCCAGGCGGGAGGCCATGTTGGCGGCGTCTCCCATGGCGGTGAAGGTCTTGCGCTTGGCGCCCCCGATGTTCCCGATAACCACCTCTCCCGACGCGATGCCGATCCGCGTCTTGAAGGGCGGCTTTCCCTCGCGCTCCCACTGCTGGTTCATCCGGTCCACCTGGTGGAGTATCTCCTGGGCCGCCATCACGGCGCGCAGCGCGTGGTCCTCGCTGCCGATGGGGAACCCGTAGATGACCATCAGGGCATCCCCCACGTATTTGTCGCAAAGGCCACCCGCCGCCAGAGCCGCCGCCGTGATGCTCTCGAAGTACTCGTTGAGCTGGGCGATCAGCGCCGCCGGGTCCGACTTCTCGGTGATGGAGGTGAACCCCTCGATGTCGGTGTCCAGGATGGTGGCCTGGATTCGCTGGCCCTCCAGACTGACGCGCCCAGGGTTCTTGAGGAGCCACGCGACCACGGATGGGTCCACGTAAGAGGCGAAAAGATGCCGGATCTCCCGGCGCCGGTCCCGTTCCAGGAGATAGTTGACGAAGGCGCTCCCCCAGAACGCCGCGGTCAGGAGCAGGAGCGGGGAGACCAGCAGTGTGACGCGGCCGTGGAGA